CTACAATGTCGTCAATCTCTCCATCAGTCATATCACCGATTTTGTCCATGTCAGGATTTGCAATTGACATGGACAAAATCGGTGATATGACTGATGGAGAGATTGACGACATTGTAGAGAACATGCTTAAGAATAAAGGTATTCAGTTTCCAAATAAGGATGACGAATCAAAATAAACAAAGAGATGCAATTCAAAAGAAGGCTTTAAAACTTTCTAGAATTCATAGATTTCTTTGTTTAGAGTGGTCAACTGGGGCAGGTAAGACAAAAGCTGCCCTGGATATTGCTCAAGATTTATTAGATGATAACCCAGATGCTGTAGGGTATTTAGTATGTAAGGAGAGTACTCACAAAAAGAATTGGATATCTGACATGCAGAAGCATGGCAAAGACACTATTCAAGATTCATTAAAGACCATATTGTATGCGTCATTAAAGAATCAGAAGAAACCTGCAGACTTTATAATACTTGACGAATGTCATGCACTTACACCAAAAAGAATACAATATCTTAGGCAAATACTGCAAAAAGGTACACGTATTATATTTTTGTCAGCTACCATACCAGACGAGAAGAAAGACTTGATGAATGCACTCTGTAAAAAGGTACATTACAATAGAATCTCTCTTAATAAATCGTTTGAGATGGGCTTGCTACCAAGACCAAGCTTAGTTATACACTCAATACACTTAAATGATGAGGTAACAGACAAAGTTTGGGAATTTGTAGCTAAGAAAGCTAAGGGTAAGGAGGCTAAGTACATTACGTGTCCACACAGTGATATGCACAAGTATCTTAAGCCACTTCCTAAAGGATATGGCTTGATATGTACTGGATCTGAGAAAGAGCATTACGATGCACTTACTAACCAAATGGCATATTACGAACAATTGTCTAATAAACAAGGCGTTCCTTACGAAGTTAGAAATGGATGTAGGTTTAAGTACCTCAACATTGCTTCTAATCGTAAGAAATTTATTGCAGAAGTTAAGACTTTGACAGTAAAGAGGCTTGTGGAAGAGTTCAGAGAAGATAAGTCTAGGTTTATATGCTTTACAGGATCAATTAAACAAGTTGAAGAGCTTGGATCCGACAGTGCGATACATTCTAAGAATACAAATGATCACAACCAGGAGTTGATTGATTGTTTTAACAGCTTAGAGTGCAACGAACTGTTTGCTGTAAAGATGCTTAGAGAAGGTGTCAACTTAACAAGCATAGAAAGAGGTATAATAACACAATTAGATAGTGGTATTGGCTCTTTTTATCAGATGTTAGGTAGATGTCTACGACACGAATTCCCAGAAATGCACTTAATACTGCTAGAAGGGACTCAAGATGTGAAATATTTTAAAAGATCCATGAAAGACTTTAACAAGGATTACATAACATGGAGATAAAACAACAAAAATGGACAATATAACAATACCAGTTGACGAGGTTGTCAAAAACGGTCTTAATATTACAGAATATCTATTGCTTTACAATATAGCCAATGGATATACGATATCTAGACTGCTAATAGACCCAGTTAAATGCTTAATATCACTAGAAGAGAAAGGCTTTATTAAGATGTCAGATGGTAAAACATACCTTAGAAGTAAGGCCAATGTGTTCTTTTCTGTCGATGAAGATTTGTTTACTGAATGGCTTAGTACTTACCCAACAATGGTAATGAGGAAGCATGGTGGTAAGCGAGCCTTATCTCCTGCAGGTGCTAGTACTATACTAGGTAAGAAGTTAAGGGCTAAGTGGGATAGAATATTTAAGAAAGACACGGGTAAGCAGAGACAAGCTATTAAAGTATTAGAACTACAAGTCAAAGACATGAAGCGTAGTGGTGATCTAGAATATATGGTCGAAGCAGCCAGGTGGCTAAACGAAGGGTATCACGAGAAGTATTCATACCTTCTTGATAATGATACCGGTAATAACAAGTATGAGAACGAGGACTACATGTAATGAGCAATAAAGTTAAAGATAGATTAGACGGCTTAAAGAATATTAAAGCCAAGAAAGATGCAGGCCAAATATTCTGTATTCCTTTCGAGAATTATCCTAAATTGTCAGAATCTATACCAGGTGTTGTACCAGGTATGATTCAAATGGTTACAGCCTCTTCAGGTGTAGGTAAAACGCAGGTTACTAAGGCTCTCTATGTTAGAGAACCATTGGAATATGCTCTTAAGCACGGAATAAAGCTTAAGATATTTTACTTTGCATTAGAAGAATCTCAGCAAGAGTTTATTGACACTATGATATGTAATTTTATATCGTCTAGGTGTAACATATCTATGGATCTATTGACCCTTCAAGGTTTTCGTTTGAAATCACTTGACCAGGACAAGATGGATCTAATAGATGCAAACATACAAGACATAGAAGATTTATTAGAGAACGTAGAGATTATAGATTCAGTTTATAATCCTACAGGTATATATAAATATTGCAGAGATTACGCAGACAAGAACGGTACTCATGTATTTGAAGACAGAGAATTTATTAAGAAGAAATCAGATGGTACTACACAAAAGGTAGTTAACAAGGTTTACTCTCATTATGTTCCTGACGATATAAATGCTATGACTATTGTTATTGTTGACCACATTAGTTTACTCACCCCTGAGAAGAGGAAAGATGGAGCTATGATGAATCAACATCAGACCATGGCTCACTGGAGTACTAACTATGCGTTAAAGCAGGTTACGAAACACTGGAACTGGGCTGTTGTTAATGTAATACAGCAAGAGCAATCGGGCGAGAAAGAGCAATTTACTAATAGGGGTGAGAGTATTCAGAAGAAGACAGAACCATCACTAGCAGGATTTGCAAACAACAAGGAAATTCAGCGTGACGCTAAGATAGTCGTGGGTGTTTATTCACCGGATAGGTATGGATTTGAAGATTATCATGGTTATGATATCAGAAGATTTAGAGACTCGTTCAGAGCAATCAAGATATTGAAAAATAGATTTGGTCCTCCGAACAAGTATTATCACTACCTCTTCGATGGTGCAACCAACAGATTTGGAGAATTACCAAAGGCTAGCGAGGCACATCTTATGACTGTATTTCATAATACAGCTGATAGGCTAATGGGTCGTGTAACAGCACCTAGGTCACAAGAAAAGAAGAATTTTGGACAATAATTAATAATTTAAAAAAAACAATATGGGATTAGATATGTATGCGTTCAAACGCAAAAAAGGAACATCTAAGGATGATATGGAAGAAGTCATGTATTGGCGTAAACATAATAGACTACACGGATTGATGGAAGAAATCTATCGTGAAAAAGGTGGTAAAGGTGACTTTAACAATGTTACTTTAAGACTAAGAAAGAAAGACATGAGGAGGATTATAAGAACTATTCTTAGGAAAGATCTTAAGCCAACTTCAGGTTTCTTCTTTGGTGGAGATTCTTATGAAGTTTACAAAGAGTATTATCTTGAAGATGATCTTAAGTTTGTAATCGAGATGAAAGAAGCTATAGAGAATGGTGACAAAATGTATTATGACTCATGGTGGTAGATCCTAAATTGATTGGAATATCTGGAAAGATAGGAAACGGGAAGGATCTATTGTTTGATGTAATTAACTATGTTATTACAGAAGACTATTGGACTAGCTTTGAGCATTATATGTATGAGTCAAGAAAAGTTGACGAGGTATATACAAACAAGAAGTTTGCAGGTATATTGAAAGATATTGCCGGCAAGTTGATAGGTTGTAGTGCATCACAGCTAGAAGACAGAGAGTTCAAAGAGAAAGAACTTGGAGAAGAGTGGTGGTACTGGAAAGCTGGTGGTGATCCTGAATTCTCAGAATCGGTTTTAATTCCTTACAATGACAGCACAGGAACTCTAGATTGCGAACTTATAAAGTTAACTCCAAGACTTCTTTTACAACTTTTAGGTACAGAAGCAGGTAGACAAATCATACATCCTAATATATGGGTAAATGCTTTGTTTGCTAATTATAAACCTGTTGGAGACAACCTACTTGAAGGAGAAGTTAGAAAAGTTAGAGAAGAAGATCTAATTCATCCTAACTGGATAATAACAGACGTTAGATTTCCTAACGAAGCTGATATTATCAAGAACAAGGGTGGTATCATAATTAGGGTTAATAGATCTCAATTTCTGATTGATGGTAAAGTAATTTTAAAAGATGAGCATCTATCAGAAACTGGCTTAGATGACTATGACAAATTTGATTATGTAATAGACAATAACGGAACAGTACAAGACTTAATTGACAAGATAAAATCACTAGATATTGTGAAAAGAATCTTGTAACTATCTCAGGATATGTCGATTATATTTTGTATATTTGTATAACTAATAATAAATAATAAAACAATGAGTAAAGACTTTTTTCAAAGAAAAGAAGTGCAAGAAGGAGGATTTGACGATCAAAATTTCGAGGATGATTTCGAGGCTTGCGGATTAGTACGAGAAGGTTTCAAAGAAAAATACGAAAATGTATTTGAAGATATTGAAATTGACGTTGTAAACAAAAACCCTGTAGTTACATTAGCTGAGGCATTATATGGAGGATTAACAGCAAGAGAATTAGCTTTTGTTGTTGCCAAAGATATAGCAGCACAGATAATGGATGAAGCAAGGAAGGAATTAACAGAAAAAGAACAAGAGAATGGCAAATAAAATTTTAGTAACAGGCTATAGTGGAACAGGTAAGACCTATTCCCTAGCAACGCTTAATCCGAAAGAGACATTTATTATATGTCCTGACGAGAAAGCACCTCCATTTAGAGGTTGGAAGAAAAATTACATTATGGCGGATGAGAATGGTAAATTCAATCCCAATACTTGTAATTATCTTAAGACTACTAACTGGGATAAGATTAGAAATGCAATGGCTTTTGTAAGCAAGAACAGAACTGATATCAAAACAATTGTAATAGACACTATTACTTATGCAATGATTGGCGAGTTCATGGACAAAGCTAAAACAGTAGGTTTTGCTAAGTTTACTGAGATGGGTGACAATGTTTACAAGACATTAAAATCTATTGATGGACTTAGAGAGGACGTTACTGTAATAGTTATGGCTCATACAGAGACTAAAAGCTTTAATGGTACTGACAGAACTGTATTTGGTGTACCAGGTGGTAAACTAGTACAGGATGTAGTTAAGCCAGAAGGTATGTTCAGTATTATATTAGAAACAGTTGTAGAGAAGAAAGGTAATGAAGTTGAATACGGCTTTATGACTCAAAACAATACGACTAATATGGCTAAGAGTCCAGCAGAGATGTTTGGATCACAGATCATACCTAATGATATGGCAGCAGTACTTAAATCAGTAACAGCCTTCGAATAAGGAGAGTAAATAAATAAGGGAGGTGAAATTCCTCCCATTTTTTAACATTAAAATTAACACACACACACACATGGAAACAACAATCATTTTTGGCTCTAAGAGATTAGGCCAACAACTAGCAGCAGTATCTTCAGGAGATAAGTATTCTGACAGAGCTGTAGTAACAGTAGAAGGAGACAAAGGAGCTAGAAAGTCTCGTAGATTATTATTCAACACTAAGGCTGCACAGAAACTAGGTCTTGACAATGGAGAAATACAAGAATTAGTATTTGCATCTGTTGAGGGAACTAACCGTCAGGTATTGGTTGCTAACAGGAGCTTAGTACCTTTAGCTAACCAAGAGAACATTGTAGCATACAAGACCTCTAAGAACAGAGTAGCTAACGGAGAAGAAACGAAAGAGAAAAGTAAAGCAATTACCTCATCTTTCTTCTGTAAAGAAGTATTTTCTTTCTTAGGTCTTGAAGAGTCTGAAGGTGCATCTGAATTTTACTTAAATACTTACCCAGCCAACGATATTGAAGCTTATGCTTTAGTACCTGTAGGACAGGAGCCAGTAATTGAGACAAACTCAGGTTCACATACTATGTCTGACGTACAGGAATCTGTTACAACAGAAATTGCTAAGCAAGAAGCTGCAGATAACATCCTTGATGAGGAAGTAGAAGTAAAAGCTGAAGCAATTGAGGTTGTAGAAGAGGAGATAATTTTAGTCGAGGTACAGTCAGATTCAGATGATGAAGACTCAGAGTGGAACTAATTATCTAAATAAGTAAAGGTAAAGGGAGTAGCCTTAAAATACTCCCAAATTTAATATTTATAGTAAATTATGAG